TTAATTTGGTAAATTTTCCAGCGCGTAATTAGCTTGTTCTTCGGTGAAGTTTTCTCCATGTTCTGATACGAGTTGTTCCCAAATAGAATCACGAGACATGCTCATTCGAGATTGATAAGTTTTTGCTTTCTCCAGAGCATTTTTATTATAATCTGCTTTGATATTCTCAATGGCATATTGTGCTGCCTCTTCTGGGAAATTTTCTCCATACTCTGAGACTAATTGATCATAAACACCGCGTTCTGACATATACATTCGTTCCGCATATTGTTGTCCTTTGATCAAAGCATTTTTATACTCAATCGGTACAGATTCTTTCTCTTTAACTGGCTCAGTTTTTGTTGTTTCTTCTTTTGATTCTTCTTTTGTTTCATCCTTTATATCTTTTTGTGTTTCTTTTGTTGGTTGTGCTACGGTTTCTTTATCTTTGGTACTTTCAGGTGTAGTTGAATTCGCCATGGCAATTCCAAACAACACGATTGAAGTTATTACGATGAACAAAGGTCTTTTTTTACTTGATTTCTTAATCAATGAGATAATAAGTAGAATAATTCCCACAGTAAATCCAAGAATTCCAAGTGTACCAAATAATGCTTCCATAAATGTAATGCCTCCTTAGTTTTCAATATATTATTTTTCACTGTAATGAAAAAAGGAACTTTTTGTATTACATGCTCATAGATAACCGGTGTAATTTAAAGTAGTATTGAGTTCATGGAAAAGATAGACCATGAACCAGATGATTAAGTCAAAATAATATTTAATAAATCTCACGTGTTTTTTTTATTTATAGAAGATTGTGAGAAAAATCATCTTGAAATCCATCCCTTCTTATACTCATGATACTATAGGGTGCTTTGAGGGTCAATTGAAGTGGTTGTTACGTTTAAATGGTTTCAAATATATTTTTCTTCTTTGATTTTTAGAATAGAATCCGTAGAATAATTTTATTATTATATTATTGCTATTGAAAAAGACATAAGATTTTTATTTGGATTAATAGGCTTGTAGGCCTTTTGTAGGCTATAAAACAAGAGAAAAACCACTCGAAAGTGGTTGTATTTATATAATTGGCAGGGGTAGCAGGACTGTCTTAGTTGTATCATACAGTGTCTAAAACCCACTATTTAGTGGGTTTTGCTATCATAGGGTATCATCAAATATCGCTATTTTTCATGGTTTGTATGGCAGATGTATGGCAGGAACTAGAAAGTGATATTCTGCTTTAAATCTTCAAGAATCTTGTTAAAAGTGGTTTCGATTATATAAAAAGATTGCCCTTTTATGACTGAAAGTATTTTATCTTCAAGATTATCGTCATTCATACTTTCTGATGTGCAAATAGAATCATCATTAATATAATTTTGAATGGCATTAATTGCACGAGCATCATCACCTTTAAACAAGTGTACGTAGGTTTGCATTGTTTCTGAAATTGAACTATGACCGAGTCGTGCACTTACTACAGTTATTGGAATATTCTGGCTTGCAAGGAATGTAGCGTGAGAATGTCTCAGATCATGAATTCTAGTGTGTGGAATTTCTTTAAGATTATTTGTTCTGCGTGCAGCATTAGCTTTAGATAAACATGCGCTAAAACGACGATTAACCGTGTTGGGAGCGAGATTTGTGTCTCCGCCTAATAAGAATTTACCTTTGCTCTTTGCGTGCGGTAGGAGGCGATTATAGAGGTCGTCGTGTATTTTGACTCTCCTATAACTACTCTCGTTCTTTGGTGGTCCAACTTCCTGAAAGGAATTAATTGAGTTATAAACATCTAACTCTTTTGTTCGTAGTAAATCTTTTTTGAAAAGGGCTAGTGCTTCTCCACGTCTAAGTCCTGCCCAAAAGTAAATTTCATATAGAAGTCTAAATACTTCTAATTTTTCATACTGAATGACTTCCTGGAATTCCTCAGGAGTAAGGGTGTTGTAAGTGAATTTTTCTTTAACTTTAGGTTTGATGATTTCTACATCGGAAGCAATATCATTGATACCAAAAATTCTCTTACCAAATTTATAAATCGATTTAAGAAGATAGATGGCTTTATTTTTTTGTGTTATGGATCCATCTGCTGCTTCAATATTATTTCTAAGAGTGATTAAGTTAAAAGGTGTGATATACTCGATTTTCTTATTAGAAATCTGAATAAGATACTTTGAAAACAATTCGCGTTCTTTTCTTAACGTTTCAGGTTTAACATTTGGTTTTGACTCATGATAAGCTTCAAATAGTCTTATAAATGTCATCTCTTTAGTAACACCAAGCTTAAGTTCTTCAATTAACAGGTTCTCTGCTAAGATTGCATCTCTTCGAGTACCATATATTATCTTCCTTCGTTCAGTTGGTTTACCGTATCCATTTCTATATGCAACACGCACATCATATTTTTTATTTTTTATAAGTTCTTTAACTGCCAAATGTAATCACCTCCAAATTATATGATAATTTAGATAAAGAACGATATCTGTTAGGTTTTAGTTATATTTAGCGCCAATTAAGTCAGATTTTATCGCAATATTTCTCAAATCTTTCGATTAAATTTAGTGGGAAATTAATTTGTGATAAGTATAATTTCATAATTTTCATATCTTTTGGTTTGAGAGAGTATTGTGCAAATAGTGTAGAAAAATCAATCTTCATTTGCATTTGAATGGGGCTCTCATTGACAATGAGCAAAAGCGATAAAAGCATTGAGTATGCATTATTCTTTTTAATGTTTTTTCTTGATTCGAGAGGAGTGATCATGCTTCCACGAAATTCCTGGTTGGCAATTCGATGGTTAAGAAAATAATTTCCTGATTTGTATGTAACAAATTTATAATTGTGCGCAATTACATTTCTGAATCGTCTGATAATAGTCAATGTAGGAATCAATAGTTCGACTTTATCCTTCGTACTAATTGTGTTTGGAAATAATAATTTTGCTACTTCTGTTTTCATTCCATCGGGAAGAAAGTGGACCAAATCAATTAGGGTACTAAAAGAAACATTTTTAAAAAGAATCCAAGGTGGAATATGATTTTTATTACCAACGTAATGTGTAGTTGGGTAGTTATTATTTCCACAATTTATACACTCAGTTATTTCTTCTATTGTTTTCGTAATAGATTTCCCTCTATAAGGGTTGTATTTTGATGCATCTAAGTACGAATAGTGATCTACGCCAAATGATTTATGAGAAGCAATCACATTAGCTAATATATTTTTAAATTTTCTTTCTGCATACAAACTATATTTAAAAAGAATATTTTGAAAAGATTTATCAAATATTGATAGTAAAACTAAGTCGCTGAAGTTCACTTCATCTCTGTAATGATCATTTTCCATGAACAAATCTTTTGTTCTATTCACCAAATCGTAATATGATATTGATCTCAATAAATCTAGACTTTCTTTTTTAGAAAGTCCATCCATTGAGAGTCCATAACACTCTTCTAAGTGTTGTATTTGTTCGTCAAAACTCTTGTATGGCTTATCGTAAATGTCACATTCCTCAATAATTAAGTCTTCATTTTGTGTATTTGTCATAATTTATATAGCAAAAGGTTACCTGTATATACAGGTAACCTTTCGCAGGGTCAGATAAATCTGAACTAGTTATACCAGTATTATACAGTAAATATAGTTATTGTCAATAATTATATTACCTCAATTTGATCTCCTATTCTTAACTCATTATTTGATAAGTCTTTATCATAAAAACCATCTTGAAAAATTGTACCGGAAAATGGTTTAGAACCAAGAATGAAGCTACCCTCATTTTTAAAATTATCAATACTACAGATAGAAAAATACTCGTAGGTATCTTGAATTCTTAATATAGTCTTTGTAATCTTTCTATAACCTAGACTAATACCAGCAATTGGATCAATTACTTCTTTTCTAGCGTCATATACTTTTAGTAAACTTTTGCTTTTAGCACCATCGTTGATGCCGAAATTAACTATTACCGTTTTCTCGTCTAGTATCTCAACAATATAATATTCCTTTAATTTTTCCATGTTTATGTAATTTCTCCTTAATTTTATCGATTGCATCTCAAGTCAACAATGAGTGTGAATTAGAAACAAATTATTATCTCTTAGGCATTATTGTCAGGTTATATTCTAAATTATAATAGTTTACAACTAATCCTGTCCTCTCTCTTTTTTTATTCCTTTTACTATCATTAGAACCGTTTCTAAATCAGAAGGTGATAGGTCCTTTGAAATATTGAATAATTGATGTAATTGTTCTTTTTCATTAATTTCTTTACACAATTCCAATAGCTCTGGTTTGCTTGCAAAATATTCTAAATCATCTTGTAGCTTTCCATGAATTCCTTTTTCAATATTTGTCGTAACATTTGATTGGCCAAGTAGATAGTTTAAGTCAACATTGAAGTAATCTGCAAATTCATCTAGCTGGTCGAAATTTGGCTCCCTCTTACCTGATTCGTACATACTAATTGTACTTTCGGCTAACCCAAAAATCTGCGCTATTTGTTTCTGAGTAAGTTTTTTACTGAGTCGTAACTCTTTAAACCTATTTGAAAAGGTAGCCATAGTAATTCCTCCTTTAATTCCTAGATAAAGTATACTACACGATACGTGTAGGTGTCAAATGTTTGTTCACGTTATGTGTTGACTTCACGTTTCGTGTGATTTATAATCAAATTGCAGGAGGTGATAAAATGAAAAAAGAATTGATCGGCTTTCGTTTACGAGAATTACGTAATGAAAAAGGGATTACACGAGAAGAAGTCTCTATTGCAACAGGAATAACACTTCGGGCAATTGAGGGTTATGAACGTGGTGAACGGGTACCTAGAGATGAAGTAAAACTAAAGTTAGCCGATTTTTATCAGAAATCAGTCCAAGAAATTTTTTTTGATAAATGACTTCACGTTTCGTGAACAATTTAGAAAGGAGAAGTAAATGCCTAAACGTACAGATGAAGAAAAAATGTTATTTGATGATTATATAGCAGTAACGACAATTCAAAGATATTTTTCATTAAGCAAAATAGATGCCCACGATATCTTCATCAAGGCTAAGAGTTGGGATGAAGATAATGGATACTTGGATATCTTTCCAGAGAGGGTGAGGAAAGGGGCGGTACTGCAAGTATTAGGATTGAATTTAGAATCGATGTTGATGTGTTATCAGATTAAGAAAGGAGAAAAGTCTTGAAAATAATTATTAGATGTAATCCTCATGATGAAATAACTATTGAGATATATAGACTAGTTTTGCCCAAAGAAAACACCGCTACTAGGAATAGCGATGTTAGAAGTCAATTAAAGTTACATAGAGGGTTGTTTTAGGAATTCTTGTATATTTACACCTGTAAAAGCATCTATTTCGGAAACAAGTACGACAAAATCATTGGCTTTTAGTATTTGTCCGTCGGGATACCTAATTGTAGCATTCGAGATTCCAATGATGGCACCATCACCAACCCACTCAACATTTTCATTTTCCATATCAATGTGGTTTTTGAGATATTCAGCTGTTTCGTATAAAGAAGTAGGTTCTAATATTTCTTCAGTCTGAATATTTAATTCACCAACAATTATAATTCCAGAGACAAGTAACAAAACGCCATCAATATCGTTTGATGTATCAATAACAAGACGAAGTGCCATCAAGTTTTCAAATTTTGAATTAACTTTTATTATTTTCACCCCCTTCCTACTCTAAGCAGACTATATCAAAAGAAGGAGAAGTATCAGTGAAAAAACAAAATAAAAAAAGGACACTCACCTTGGCCGGAAAAGTAATCCTTTACGGCTTTATTTTAACATTAACTTATTTAACTGTCCAATCTCTTGAATTGGCCAAAAAAGAAAGAAAAGTTTTAGAGTCAAAAATACAATTAATTAATCAAGAAATGGGGAGACTAGATAAACAACAAATTGAGAATAAAACAAAAATTGAAACTATCAAACATATCTCAAATGTTGGTGCAGAGGTATCTTCCGTAAAAGTATATATAACTGAATATGGAACTTGGGATGGGGAATCAACAAACAATACTGCGTCAGGACTAACGATAGAAGATTTTACGGTATCAGACGGAATTTATCAGTATCAAGGTAAAGATGTACTGGCAACTGCGAACACAACTCGATGGCTAGAACGACTGAAGGAAGGATTTAAGTCATACGATCTGTATGAAACTGTTAGTTATGAATTAAATGGGGTTTTAAGAACAGGAATTGTTTTAGATGTGTGTGGCGCATGTCATGGGATTGAAGGTGAAGAACTGCAAAGGATTGATGTATTTACAGAAAGCCCAGTCATAGGGAAGAAAGAAGGGAAAATATATGAATGATAAAAACAGCGTGACAATTAAGAAAGAAAAAGATGGAATTGAAATCAAATGTAATGGAACACAAAATTTTCTATTAAATGCATTAGTAGGTTTATGTAAAGCAATCCATGAAGCAGGAATTCCAACTGAATTACAAATTTTAACAATCCTGGGTTCTTGTGAATTTACCGAAAAATTAGAAAGAGAGGGAAGAGTGAATGAATTCCATTAAAATAAACAAATTGGAAATTGAAAATGTTAAACGTGTACGTGCGGTACATGTTGTACCATCTGAAAAAGGTCTAACAGTACTTGGTGGAAAAAATAATCAAGGGAAGACATCGGTACTAGACTCTATTGCTTGGGCACTAGGTGGTAAAAAATATCAACCATCAAATCCAAGAAGAGAAGGTTCCGTAACACCACCATCACTTAGAGTTGAGTTAAGTAATGGCTTAATCGTAGAACGCAAAGGAAAAAATAGCGATTTAAAAGTAATTGATCCATCAGGGAATAAAGCAGGACAGACTTTGCTAGATTCTTTTATAGAAGAGCTTGCACTAGACTTACCAAAATTTATGGAAGCTACAAGCAAAGAAAAGGCACGAACACTTTTAGAAATTATCGGTGTAGGCGATAAGTTATTTGAACTTGATACCTTAGAAAATAAACTATATCAAGAACGTCTAGCAATCGGTAAAATTGCTGATACTAAAAAGAAACATGCTCAAGAAATGCCGCGTCATGAAGGTGTACCTGAAGAACTGATTAGTGCATCAGATTTAATTAAACAGCAACAGGATATTCTAGCACGAAATGCAGAAAAAGAACGTAAACGACGCAATTTAGCCCATTTAGAGGACGAAAATAAACGTCTGAAAGAAATACTTCAAGATTACCAAACTAAGCTAGAAGCCAACGAAAACGATCTTGCAGAAGCTCGAAAGTCAGCAATAGACCTTCATGATGAATCAACAGCAGAACTCGAAGCTAATATTGCTAAGATTGATGAAATTAATGCAAAAATTCGTATCAATTTAGAGAAAGACCAAGCAGAGCAAGAAGCAGAGTATTACGGTCAACAATATAAAGATTTAAATGAAGAAATCGATGCAATTCGTAAGGAACGTCTCGATTTATTGAAAGGAGCAGATTTACCGCTACCAGGGCTAAGTGTTGTTGATGGGGAATTAACATTCAATGATCAGCATTGGGACAACATGTCAGGCTCTGAACAATTACGCGTTGCAACAGCAATTGTACGAAAACTTAAACCTGAATGTGGCTTTGTTTTAATCGATAAATTAGAACAAATGGATGTTGATACTATGAAAGAATTTGGTAAATGGTTAGAGCAAGAAGATTTACAAGCAATTGCAACACGTGTCTCAAGCGGAGATGAGTGTCAGATTATTATTGAAGATGGATATGTCGTGGGACAGGAGTCACTACCAAAAGAAAACGACTTGAAAGTTGAAGAGAAAGGATGGGAATTTTAGTCATGAATATAACGAAAGGAAAAGTGATAAATGCTCAAAAAGTTATTTTATATGGACCTGAGGGAATTGGAAAATCAACCTTTGCTTCAATGTTTCCAAATCCATTGTTCAGTGATACAGAAGGATCTACGATGCATCTTGATGTAGCACGATTCGATAAACCAACTTCGTGGCCGATGTTATTATCCCAAATCGAATATGTTAAACAAAACAAGCCTTGTCTAACATACATTATTGACACTGCTGATTGGGCAGAAAAATTAGCGAAAGAATATCTTATAGGCCAATATCCAAAGATTAAGTCCATTGAAGATTTTGGTTATGGAAAAGGGTATACGATGCTTGCAGAAGAGTGGGGGCGATTCCTTAATAAATTACAGGAAGTTGTTGACGTTGGAATCAATGTCGTAATCCTGGCACATGCTATGATGCGTAAATTTGAACAACCTCAAGAATTAGGTTCTTATGATAGATGGGAACTTAAACTTGAAAAGAAAACGTCGCCTCTAACTAAAGAATGGGCGGATGCAGTTTTATTTGCAACTTATGAAATTCATGTAGTCAATGTCGATAATCAAGGTGCTGTAAAGGGTAAGAATAAAGCACAAGGCGGCGCACGTGTAATGTTTACTTCTCACAATCCAGCATGGGATGCTAAAAATCGTTGGGGCCTTGCTGATAAACTTTCATTCGAATTTAAAGAAATTGCATTACATATTCCTGATAGTCTTGTAGATCAAATTATTGAAACCAAACAAGTTGTGAACGAAGTTAATACACATCAAAAAGAAGTGCACCAAGAAGCAACAAAGGAAAATATTTTAACTGATACTGAAAATGAGTTTGGATGTTTAAGTCAAGCACTTCAAGATTTACTGAAAACTGATAAGGTGACTAAATCTGAGTTGATGCACTACATAATCGATATAAAGGGGCATTTCCCAAAAGGAACACCATTAGAAAATCTCCCTCGAGAATATACTGATGGAGCACTTGTGGCTAATTGGCCAAAAGTAATTCAAGAAATTCGAAATATGAGAGAGCCTGTTTTAGATATAAACAGTGATGATTTACCATTTTAAAGTAGGAGGATAAAATAATGACATTAAATAATAATCAATTTGAACGTGAATTAGGATGGGACGATGAAATTCAAGATGATGGGGAAGATTTTATTATTTTAAAACCTGGAAACTATGATTTTGTAGTTAAGAAATTTGAACGAGGTCGTTTCGACGGAAGTGAAAAAATGCCGGCTTGCAATATGGCTTTGGTAACAATTACTGTAGAAGACCCTGATACCGGTCGACAAGTTGATGTTCAAAATCGAATTTTACTACATAGAAAAACAGAATGGACTATCAGTGCATTTTTTGCATCACTTGGCATGAAGAAAAAAGGCGAGAAAATTAAACCACAATGGAACATGATTGTTGCTAAAGTCGGTAAGTGTAAAATTAAGAACCGAGAATATAATGGAAACTTATACAACGAAGTTGACAAGTTCTATCGAAAAGAAGAGGAAGTCGTAAATCAACAAGCATCCTGGGGATTTTAAACCATGGAATTAAGACCATATCAAGAATCCGCTAAGAATGCGATTCTTAATGAATGGGACAAAGGTATTAAACGAACGTTGTTAGTACTTCCAACAGGCTGTGGAAAAACAATAGTTTTCTCTAAAGTGATAGAAGAAAAAGTTAGGGAGGGCAAGCGTGGGCTTGTCCTCGCACATCGAGGAGAATTACTTGAACAGGCGTCCGATAAACTGTATAAGGCATCAGGACTCCGTACTGCTCTTGAAAAAGCAGAGTCTACGAGTCTCAATAGTTGGGAACGTGTGGTTGTAGGAAGTGTTCAGACATTGATGCGTGAAAAACGTTTACATCAATTTAGCAAAGAACACTTCGATTTTATAGTTGTTGATGAAGCACATCATTGTATATCTGAGAGTTATCAGACAGTGTTAAGTTATTTCGAAAATGCGGATGTACTTGGAGTTACTGCAACTCCTGATCGTGGTGATATGAAAAATCTAGGTAAATACTTTGAAACGTTAGCCTATCAGTATTCTTTACCACAAGCGATTAAAGAAGGTTATTTGAGTCCGATTAAGGCTCTCACAATTCCGCTGCAATTAGATTTATCCAGTGTCTCACAACAAGCAGGAGATTTTAAAGCAAGCGATATTGGAACTGCATTAGACCCGTATTTGTATCAAATCGCCAATGAGATGGCTAAGCACTGCCAGAATAGAAAAACGGTAGTGTTTCTACCGTTAGTTGTCACATCACAAAAGTTTAGAGATATTTTAAATGAAAAAGGATTTAGGGCAGCGGAAGTAAATGGAAGTAGTCCCGATAGGACTGAAATCTTGGAAGACTTTGAAAATAACAGATACAACGTGCTTTGCAATTCTATGCTACTTACAGAAGGGTGGGATAGTCCTGCCGTGGATTGTATCGTCGTACTTAGACCAACAAAAGTCAGAAGTTTATATTCTCAAATGGTTGGTCGTGGGACGAGACTTTATCCAGGGAAAGAAGAGCTATTACTCTTGGATTTCTTATGGCATACAGAACGCCATGACTTAGTACATCCGGCTCATTTAATAGCAGAAAATGAAGAGGTTGCAAAAGCAATTACCAAGATATCTGAAGATAATGCGGGTATTGCTCTAGATATAGAGCTACTTGAAGAAAAAGCAAAAGAAGATGTTGTATCACAAAGGGAAGAAGCTCTTGCAGAACAACTAGCGCAGATGCGTAAGCGAAAGCGAGCACTTGTAGATCCTTTACAATTCGAATTAAGTATTCAAGCAGAAGACTTGTCTAATTATGTACCAAGTTTTGGATGGGAAATGGGGCCACCTACAAGTAAGCAACTTCAGCAATTAGAGAAAGCAGGGATATTACCTGATGAAATAGATAATGCAGGTAAAGCGTCGTTACTTATTGACAGAATCAATAAACGTCGTGATGCAGGCCTTGCCACACCAAAACAGATAAGACTATTGGAACGATTTGATTTCCAACATGTAGGAAGTTGGTCCTTTGAAGCAGCAAATAAAATGATCAGTAGAATTGCTGCTCAAGGGTGGCGACAAGTACCTCCAGGGATTGAGCCGAGAACGTATAAGCCGGAATTTTAGAATCTATAGTGCAAAGGTAAGTAGTTATTCAAGTTATATAATTAGCAATCGCTCTCAATCGTTGAGGAATAGTTAATATATTCAGGCTGCATATATGGAAATTGTCCTGAAGACTTATAAATTGGACCAAATTTTATTTTCTTTACCTTTTTACCTCTAGAAGTGATTATGGTTAAGCGAATTTTTTTTCAAGGTTTAAGTTATCAAATGAACCAACTGGAAAGAATAAATAACCAGATTTTGCATCATAGGGTTTTAGATTAATTATAGGTTTTAAATATTCTAACTTCTTGTCAGGAAATCCAAAGCAAGTTTTAATTTTCTCAGAAGTTATTTTGAAATATGGCACGGTATGAGAATAATCTGCAAAAACAGAAACATTATCGCCAAGCATGAAACTTGTTATTGCGATAGAAGATGCACTCTTATTGATTAATGAAATTCTAATTAGTGCAATATTATCGTAATTAGGTTCGCCAGTTCGTTCTGAAGAAGACGCATAACAACCATCAAAAGTAATAATTGAGCCACTTTGAGCTCCTCCTTCTGGCTGATGAATTATTAGTTTAAATCGATGTTTCCACGTTGATAAAATTGATATAATTAAAGATAAAACACTAATAGATAAAGTTATAGCTTCAATAATAGAAATATGAAAATTCATATTTTACCCCCATTTTTAGTCATAATAGCATAATTGAATAATTAAGTAAAAAGTAAATTTTTAAAAATGTAGAAAGCGAGAAAACATGAATGAAATAAATCTATTAAGTATAATAAAAAATATTGAACCATCCAAATTATCATATACAGAATGGGTTCAAGTCGGAATGGCTTTGAAACATGAAGGTTATTCTGCTTATGATTGGGATTTGTGGTCATCAAAAGATACCGAAAGATATAAACCAGGAGAGTGTTATCTGAAATGGGAAACATTCAATGAACAAGCAGGAACGATTGTCACAGGTGGAACAATTGTTCAACTTGCGAGAGAACAAGGATTTGAATTTCCAAAATATGATGCAGGATATGCACTCGACTGGGATGATGAAATTGAACAAGATGAACTCGTTGTCATCGATAAGTATTGGCTTGAAGATAGAGAAATCGATGAGCCGTCAGAGGATAATTGGCATCCTGTTCAAGAACTTATAAAATATTTACAAGTTTTGTTTGAGTCAACCGAAAATGTTGGCTATGTGACCTCCACCTATAAAAATGATGATGGTAAATACTTACCTCAAAAAGGAAACTATGACCGAACTGCAGGTGAGTTAATCCAAGAATTGCATAAGTACAAAAATGATATTGGTGCAGTCATTGGTGATTACAAACCGGAAGCAGGGGCATGGATACGATTCAACCCTTTAGATGGTAAGGGTGTTAAAAATGAAAATGTAACAGATTATCGATATGCACTTGTAGAGTCAGACTCGATTCCGGTTGAACGACAAAATGCCATTATTAGAGAATTAGAACTTCCTGTAGCGACACTTGTATATAGTGGTGGCAAGTCCATTCATGCAGTCGTCAAAGTTGAAGCTGCAACGATGGAAGAATATCGAAAACGTGTTAATTATCTCTATGACGTTTGTAAGAAGAATGGTCTTGAGGTTGATACTCAAAATAGAAATGCAGCACGTTTAAGTCGTATGCCAGGAGTCGTAAGAAATGGTAAGAAACAATTTCTTATGGCCACAAATATTGGAAAAGGCTCATGGGCAGAGTGGGAAGAATGGATTGAAGGTGTAAACGATGATTTACCTGATCCAGAACCTCTGATTGAAGTTTTTGATAACCTGCCACCATTATCACCTCCATTAATAGAAGGTGTATTACGCCAAGGCCATAAGATGCTTATGGCGGGACCATCCAAGGCAGGAAAGTCATTCGCATTGATTGGACTAACAATTGCTATTGCAGAAGGTAGTAAATGGTTTGGTTGGCAGTGTACACAAGGAAGGGTACTATACGTCAATCTAGAGCTTGATAGAGCATCTGCGCTACATCGCTTTAAAGACGTTTATAAATCACTTGGAATTAAGCCTAAAAACCTCAAGAACATCGATATTTGGAATCTTAGAGGCAAAGTAGTGCCGATGGACAAACTCGCTCCTAAGCTCATTAGACGAGCCCAAAAACAAGGATATATAGCAGTGATTATTGACCCAATATATAAGGTGATTACAGGAGATGAAAACTCTGCAGAGCAGATGGCTCATTTTACAAATCAATTCGATAAAGTGGCCAGTGAGTTAGGTGCTTCGGTTATTTATTGTCACCATCATAGTAAAGGTTCGCAAGGTAGCAAAAAATCAATGGATAGAGCAAGTGGTTCGGGAGTATTTGCTCGTGACCCAGATGCACTTATTGATTTAGTTGAATTAGAATTAACACCTGAATTAGTTAATCAGGAACATAATCGAATTATTGCTAGTATCTATGTAGAAGAACTTAAGAAGCGAAATCCAAAATATTATGAAGAAGTTGTTGGTGAAGATGATGTATTAAGTAAATTTCAAATGCAAGAATACATCAATTTAGCCTTAAAGAAAGACGAAATAGCTGAGGTAAATGCTAGAGTTCAAGAAGTGGAAATATCACTCGTAAATCGCTCTGCATGGCGTGTAGAAGGGACACTTAGAGAGTATCCAAAGTTCCCACCACTAAACCTCTGGTTCGAGTATCCAATCCATAAAGTAGATGAGGTTGGAGTGCTAGCAGATGTAGATCCTGAAGGAGTTTTTGGAACCCAGTTATCTAGAAAAAAAGGGAGCGATAAATTAGCTCGAAAAGGTGAAGTTACACGTAATCGGATTCAAGAAGCGATTGAACTCTTGATATCGTTTGGTCAAGAACCAACTGCAAAAGAAGTTTCGGAGTATTTTACTGATGAATATGGAGATAATGAAAAAGGAGGAAGTGTTAAATCAATAAAATCTTTCGTAGAAAAATCTGATGAATATGAGCTTGTATCTGTAGAAGGGTCACGAGCAAAGAGAATTAGAAAGGTTAATGATTAAGTGGAAATCTCTAAAATTTCCAATTGCCACTTAACTGGAAATCTTATATTTTTAAAATTTCCAGTTGTTTCTCCAGTTCATCAATTAAGTGGAAATTTAAATGGAAATCTCTTGGTTTCACAAGAGAATAGCACTTCGATTAATAAGTGGAAATTTAAGTGAAAATTCCATTTTGAGATATTTAGTGGAAATTTAAGTGGAAATCTCTTGGTTTTTCAAGAGAATTCCAGATAGTAAAACAAGTGGAAATTTTTAGTGGAAATCTCTTGTTATATATATATGTGTTCATATATTTCCACTTGCGTCTGCGTGTTGTAGTAGGGGGCTAGTGAGTCAGCCCCTCCTACGAACAACAGGACACAAAGACTCCGCGAAGAAAAAAGCAGTCTTTAGAAAGAGAGGAGAAAACTATGATACAAAAATTTGATAGAAAGAAATTCGGAAATCGAATTAAGATTTGAGGATGTGATTGACTATGAGAGTAAGAAATAAATCAACAGGAGTTATTGGAAACAGCAACATGTTCCACGAACATAACTTGAATCGAATTATTGTTGCTACTGAATTTTGGATTGATGATGACGATGTATCGAATTACGATGTGTATCTTGAAGGAAAGGGATGGATTGATCTGGAAGAAGCGTTTCGATTGAAACTTGTGATTTCAGATAATTACACGAATTACTTTAGAGCATCAATGTCGGATATCGAAAGAGAGCGTGGCTATTATGAGTGATTTGCAATTGCATATGGCAAAGGTAAATGAACTGATGGAGTTTCAAAACTCAAAAAACTTCCAACATCTCTCGGAGTGTTCTAAGTATAAGTTAAAACGCAGGTTACATTATCACTTGCATCAAATTATAGATTTTTATACAAATTTTGCTCACGAACTATTCAATGCGATTAAACGCGCGGTAGAGGAAGTGATGATGTGTTTGGAACCATTTATTTCTGCGATTATTAAACTTGTAGATGGTGAAGCTGATGATTGAGTTTTTTATACCGATGATTACTCCTACGACAACACATCAGCAAAAGAAGGTACGTGTGGTAAGTGGCAAGCCAATGTTCTATGAACCGGCCAATTTGAAAGCGGCTCGTTCGAAGTTGATGGGATATCTATACGAATTTGCTCCTGAGACTTCAATAAATGGCCCAATTCGCTTGAAAGTTGTCTGGTTATATAAAGAAACCTCCGAAAATAAAAGAGGCGCCTATAAGCCTACAAAGCCCGATTTAGATAATATGCAAAAATTACTTCTCGATTGCATGACAGATTTAGGATTCTGGAATGATGATGCGCAGATTACGTCTATGCTTGTCGAAAAAATGTATGACAAAGTTCCAGGAATTTATATCAAAATTGAAGAGTTGGAGGTGGAGGTATGATTGACAACTTGTGGTTGTTTTTGAAGGCATCAGTTTTAATGCTAGGAATTGCAATTGTTTGGGCGATTATATTTTCAGTAATTCGAGAAGTGATAATTCAAAATAATGATGAACCTGATCGCAAGTAACGAAAGTAAGACCTTAAAAGGAGTTGATAGATAATGCGACAAAATTATAACTATCTGCGTGATTGCTGTGACTGATAAACGCGCCAAGATAAATCACGCTAAGTCCGAACTTCGAAACTACATGTATCTTCTAAACGTTTGTCACAAATACGAGAGTAGAATTATTGAGCTAGAAACGCAACTAGAAGCCGTAAAATCATCGTCTGCTCCCTTGATACTTGGCAATAGCGGTTTGACTCCTGAAGAGCGTAAAAATGAGCTTAGAGATAAACTGCAGATTTATCAAAAGGAGTTAGCGCTTGTTCGTTATCGAACTGATAAAATAAAGAGATTTTTAGATAGCTTGGAATATTCTGATCGTGTGATTGTGACTGATATTTACATCAAAAACATTAACATTGAAAAAGTAGCTACGCGGTTTTATTGTTCAGAAAGAACATTAAGGCGAAAAATAGATGAGTTAATGGTGAAATATTGAATAAACCTACACTAAGTGGTGTAGGTTTTGTTTCAAAGCAAGTCATTTTTAAGGTTGTTTTTGCGCCTGAAAATAGTGTATAAAGATGTGAAATCATAGATTTTTACTAAAAATGATGATAAAATCTTAGTTGAAGAAGGAGAGGTGTTTTTTATGTCAATAAAAATGAATAATTATTTTGTTCAAGGGATGAAATATATGCAGAATACTAGAATAAATAAAACAGAAATTCCTAAAAGAGTCGATACAATTACTGCATCATGGAATGAGACTGGAAAATATCTATATAAAGCAATTGATCGCTATGAGAAAGAAACTAAAAATGGAAAACGATAATTCTAAATCAATCAATACCAAACAAAAATCTACTAAAAAAGAATCTATCGAAAATATGCAAAATAATATACAAAATGGTGACGACGAACAAGGTCTACCGCCAAAAGTTGAAGAGGCAATAGAGGTTTTAGAAGGTTTAGACGAACCTCAAAAAAGAATGGTTGCTACTAGAACTATGTTTCAGGGTCCAATTCCTCCTCCGTCAATGTTGGCTGAGTATGAAAAGATTGAGTCTGGTTTAGCAAGTAGAATAGTTGCTATGGCTGAAAAAGAACAAAATGCGGCAATTTCAGATAGAAGAGAAATGTTGACTTTAGTATCAAAAGATACAAAACGCGGTGCGTATTTAAGTTTTTTAACAATAGTATTACTTTTTTCTCTTGGTTTATTAGCATTGTATTTGAATAGAGATCTGGCTGGTTATGGATTGCTCATATCTGGAATTGTAAGTATTGCAATGATAAATAAAAAAGATCCTAAGGATAATGATGAATAAAATATAACTTGACCGTCGCGACCATGTTTTCGGTGCTATTATGGTAGTGTGGCAGTTGTGACTAATATACTTATTCATTCATTGACTTTTCCTTTCTGAGTCAAACCCCTTATAAACCCTACTAGTATCTCTGGTGGGGTTTTGTTATGATTGAGATATGAAAAATAAAGGGGGGCTAGTATGTTGTTTAATGGATTGAAAGATTTAACTGAATCATACTATAACAAATCAATAACGCAATTAGGCTATTTGGATTTTTTATATGAGAAGTTTAACGAAGAAAAGGAAATATTATATTCAAATGATCTCATAGAAACAACGGAAATTTATCAAAAATTAATTTTTTTTACGAAGATTGTTGAAGTTTTATCTTTAGATGAAGAAGGGAAAATTGATAGTTCAAATGCTGAATTAATAGAGACATTAGCATTGATTATTAAAAATGTCGCACCAGATTTGGACGTGAATGAATATTTTGAAACTTGTACACCAGAAAGACTAAAACAAGTGTTGAAAATGTCTGTAGAGAGTTTAGTACTACCAGAAAATGGTTGTACAATTGTAATTGAAGATGATGTTCTAGACGAAAGATATGGAAAAGTTTTTGTTAAATTTGCCAGTTTTGAAGCAAGATCAAGATTTTTGGATTTCCGAAATAGACAATATGAATTGGAAAATCAGATGAGAATTTTTTTACAAACATCACTAATAGACGCTACAAATTCATTTGAATATTTTGTTTATAATATTTTAGAGTTTTTGATTAAGTCAAATCCCGAGTCAATTGATAAATCAAAAAAACAAGTTGAGTTCAGGGAAATACTTATGTTTGAGGATATAGATGAATTAAAAAAGAAAGTAGTTGATGATTATCTAAAAGATATTATGTGGGAGAGCAGAAAAACTTGGTTCAAGGAGATTGAAAAAAGAAATAAAAATTTTAAAAAAAATTTTCCGCAGTCGTTTTACAATGAAATAGAAGAATGTTTTGAAGTGAGAAATGCTATTGTTCACAATGGTTCTATGGTTAATCAAGATTGTAAAAAATATTTTTCGAATGCGGAATTAAATGAGAATATCCCATTGACGATCGAGTATATAAAAAGGTGCTCCGAAATTCTAATAATAAATGGAATTAGAATATCTTACATTTTAACTTTGAACGAAAAAAAGGATTTATCCCCAAAAATGACTTTTTTTGAACAAGATATTATTTTTCACTTAGTTAAAATAGGACGATCAGAAATAGCCGAGCAATTATATAGCATGCTTTGGAGTGATGTATCATTGGGTGACAATGAATATAGGTTAAGAACTGCCATTAATTACGCACTTTCATTGAAAAAACAAGGGAAAGAATTTGAACACTTTATAAAAGCGGTCGATTTTTCAGTTTGTGGTAATGAACATAAATTATGCTTAGCGGCACTTAATAATCAAATAGAGAGTGTTATGCTATATTTTGAAGCTACAACAAAAGATAATGAAAACATACTTGACTACACCACCCTAGTTCAATGGCCAGTTTTGAAAAATATTATCAGTGAAGATGTTTTTATTCAATTTGCAAAAGAAAAATATCCAGAAGAGAGTAGTTTTTTCTATCCAAGTGATGAATTTGATGATATAATGATTTCAGAGGAGGTTTCTGATTATGATGGTGATGAAAGAAACTAAAGTAAAAGAAACTGATGTTAATAAGTTGATAAAAAAATTGGAAAGAATTATTACTAAGTAGATTTTTTAACATATTTGATTTTGAGTAACAGAATTAAAATTACTGAATTGAAGCCTTGACTCACTGAGTCGGGGCTTTTCTGTGTAATACAAAACACCCGAAGGTGTTTTGTATTATTTAATTTTGTCTGAAATATCGCGAACATTATTGCTTATAGAGGTAAGTTCGTTATAATTCATGAAATTATAAGAATCAATGTTAATTGCGTCAGTTGATGACTCAATTGATGCTAGACGTTCATTAATACTTTTTAATTCATTTAGAATTTGGTTGAGTATATTTTCCATAATATTCCTTTCTAATCAAAAAAAACTTTGATAAAGCAATTATAATCAAAGGAGGTGATATCTATGTCAAATAAGCGAGGTAAATATGCAAAATGGCTTGAACCTAAAAACCTACTGCTTCTTGAAAGCTGGGCTCGTAAGATTTCAAACGAACAAATCGCAGCGAACATAGGTATCGCTCCGAAAACGTTGTATGCTTGGATGAATAAATATCCAAAGATTCGTGAAGCGATTGAACGTGGTAAGGAAGTCTTGGTATCTGAAATCGAAAACGCACTTGTTAAACGAGCGCTAGGCTTTACTGAAGAAGTGAAGCGAGCCAAGGTAACAAAAGATGGCGATGTGGTTCGGTATACGGAAGAGGTATATTATCCGCCAGATCCAACGTCACTAATTTTCGCATTAAAGAATTTTGATCCTGAGCATTGGCGTGATAAACACTCATATGAGCATAGTGGTGAGATTAACAATCCATTTGCGAATTTAACGACTGAGGAGTTGAGAAAGATTGCAAACAAAGATTGCTGATGGCGCAAGACAAGAGCTTGCAAGAAGACACTATGCAGATTATGTATCGTATACGCATCGCGGGAATTATCAGCATGCCAAACATACACGTTTAATCTGTGAGCGATTAGAGAAACTTATTTATCAAACGAATCAGAGAATCGTCATTGCGATGCCACCTCGACATAGTAAGTCGATGACAATTACTGAAACGTTTCCAAGTTTTTATTTATGTAAGCATCCAGAGAAACGTGTCATCTTAGCTGCATACGCTTCTACCCTTGCAGATGGTTTTAGTAGACGTAATAGACAAAAAATCGAAGAGTTCGGAAGGACTCTTTTTAATTTGGGATTAAGTAAAGAAAAAGCGACTGAAAATGAATGGGAAATGGACAATAAGATAGGTGGGTTGATTAGTGCAGGGATGCTTGGTGGTGTAACTGGTAAAGGAGCTGACCTGCTTATTATTGATGACCCGATTAAAAACATGGCAGAAGCTTTATCTGAAACATATCGTAATAAAGTATGGAATGAGTGGGAGGCAACATTTTCAACGCGTCTTCATCCTGGAGCAAATGTAATCCTGATCATGACGGTGTGGCATCAAGATGACCTAGCCAATCGTTTTATTAGAAAGGATTGGGAGACAATTATCATTCCTTGCGAGGCCGAGGTGGATGATATTTTAGGACGTGAGGTTGGTGAACCATTATGGCCAGAACGAGGTTACGATAAAGCTTGGATTGAAGCAAAGAAATTAGAAGTTGGTTCTCGTGTTTGGAGTGCTTTGTATCAACAAAAACCGGTACCAAGTGATGGAGAAATATTTAAAGAGAGTTGGTTCCGTTTTTATCGGAGAAATGAAGAAATTGACGTGTCCAATAAGATACAGTCATGGGATTTGGCATTTGAAGGCAAGAAAACATCAGACTACGTTGTTGGACAAGTTTGGGGTGAGAAAGGTGTTAACGCATATTTGGAGTACCAATGGCGTGATAGAGCATCTTTTACGGAAACAGTTAAAGCAATCCGTACGGTAACAAATCGTTTTCCTGAAGCAAAGACGAAGCTTGTAGAGAAGAAAGCAAATGGGGCTGCTGTAATTGACTCATTAAAGGACGATATCACAGGTATTGTTGATATTAATCCAAAAGAGTCAAAGATAGCCAGAGCCAATGCAATTACACCGTTTATGGAAGCCGGAAATGTTTGGTTCCCGCATCCTGATGAACAACCATGGGTCAATGATTTGATTGCCGAACTACTAGCGTTTCCAAATGGCGCAAATGACGACCAAGTCGATGCACTTACACAGGCGTTACATAGAATTTATTTAAGTAAGAAGAAAGTAAAAACAAGGAGAGGATTATTCTAATGGAATTAACACGTGAACGAATTGAATACATTAAGAAACGAAAAAAAGAAGAAGCGTCACAGTTAAATCTTAAACTTGATTACTATAAGGGAAGACATCGAATTTTAGATAGACTCAAAGATCCTGATTTATCCAATTACCGAATTGTTGTCAATCATTGCAAGCGAATTGTTGATATCAATGCAGGTGCACTATTCAATCAACCCGTACAGTATCAAGCAGACAAAGATGTTGATATTACACCCATTTTAGAGGAATACAATAAGCAAACTATTGAACGACTTGATTTGGCCAATGGTAAGAAAGTTGGAATCTACGGGAAGTCTTATGAATATATCTATGCAAAAGAGGTAGATGGAGAAATAAGTATAATTTCGACGCTCTTAGACCCAAAGTATTCGTTTATTAAATATGATAGCAGCATAGAAAGAAACAAGCTTTATGGTGTGTTTTGGAGTGTAGACGATGAGGCAAAGACTGAAGAATGGACGATTGTTGATTATTCAGAAATTAATATTTATCTCGTGGATAAGAAAGGTACAATTACCCTTGATACAGAGCGTTCGACACCGCATTTATTCGGGCGTATCCCTATGATTGAGTATTTTAACAACGACGAAAAACAAGGCGACTTTGAGCAAGCCATTAGCCTTAATGATGCACTCAATGTATTACAGTCTGATCGTATCAATGACAAGGAACAACTTGTTGCTGCTATTTTGGCCATTTATGGGGCAAACGTTGATGATGAAGATATGAATTCAATTAAAGAAAACCGCGTTATCATGTTTCCAGAAGGCTCAAAGGCAGAATATCTTATTAAAGCCATGGATGAGGATTCAATTGAGGTTTTAAAGAAATCAATAGTTGATGACATTTATACCGTTACGATGACTCCGAACTTGTCTGATGAAAAGTTTGCTGGTAATGCATCAGGTGTTGCGCTTGAATTAAAGCTCATCCCATTTATCCAAAATATCGATAACAAAAAGACATTTATGTCGATAGGGCTAGATGAACGATTTGAGATTTATGCAAATGTTTTGAAGGCTTTAAAACGCATGGAGGCTGATGTAGATGCATCAAACATGGATGTAATCTTTAAACATAACCTACCTCAAAACAAGCTTGAAATTGCTCAAATTATTGGATTGTTGTGGGGTAAGGTTGATAGAGCAACGCTCATTAGTTGGCTTCCTGATATCAAGGACGCTCAAGAAATACTTGATGCAATGGATGCAGATGAAGCAGAGGCTCGTAAAAAGTATGCAATTCCTAACTTTGGCGATTTAGGTGTTGGTCAAGATGAAGACGAAGAAGCGCTATAATTATTGGCTTAAAAGACAGGATGAACGACTTGCTTATTCGGAGCGGATTTCAAACGAAACAATTGCTCATATTATGGATGTCTACAATGATTCTTTACAACGTGTAGAGAAACGAATTGATAATATTATCAAAAACTATTCGCAATCGATTCAAATGCCTGCTGACCAGTTAAAGGCGTTGCTATCCGAGCATGATAAACAAAAATTGCTTGAGGCCTTGCAACGTGATTTAATTGAAAACGGTGCAAATACGAATGCCAATATGACCTGGCTTCGTGGTAATTATCTTAAACGCTTAACAGACCAGGAGAGTATAAAGCTACAATTGGAAAATGAGCGGAGAATTATTGCGTCACATGAAAAATCACTCAGTACGCTTGGCTATAAAAATACAATTGAACGTACATACTTATCAATGACACGTGATTTGACCGGACAGACAAAGCATTTAAGTGAAAGTGCTAAAAACTCGCTGTTAAATCAACGTTGGGTTTCGAGTAAGAACTATTCAAAGCGAATTTGGGATAATACAGGGAAACTAAGCAATGATGTAAATAAACTTATTAATTCGTCCTTGATTTCAGGGACCTCGAGAAATGACATTATCAATGATCTAAAAGAACGATACGATGTTGCGCGGTATCGTGCTGAAGTTCTGGTAAGAACAGAAATGAATTACTTTGAGAACCAATCCGAGATAAAATCGTATCAGGATGCAGGCATTGAACATTATATCTACATCGCAACACGTGACAGTCGTACGAGTGCGATATGCTCTGGTTTGGACAATCAACGATTTGCAGTTAAAGATGCTCAGGCAGGACTTAATTATCCGCCCATGCATCCTAATTGCAGAAGTACAACTGTGCCGGACTTAGATTTTGTAGATGACTATCGCGTCTATAAAAATCCGATTACTGGATTGCGAGAAAAGACCACAAAATCCTATGAGGACTGGCTAAGCGATATTGAAGAAAAAGCAGAGTCGAAGTATAATATAGATAGAGATAAAATCATATCAAAGTACGATAGAAATACCTTTGCAGAGACACATCAGATGAGGGATATTGATTTAGTTCAATCTCTTGAACTTGATGAAATATCACTTATTCAGTCTTACTCAAGGGATCTCTATCAAGATTTGAATAGATATCTAAGAGGTGAGTTTGAGTTTGCACCAGATATATTCAAAATTAACGCGAGAAAACTTAACAATGCATTAAACCGTCATGAGTTAAAAGAAGATGCATTATTAAGGCGCGGAGTAAGTGGTGTGACTATCGAACAGATGGGAATAAAAGGTCTTGGAGAAGTTCAATTAAAAGGATTCACATCAACGACCATTAATCCTAATATTTCAATGCTATTTATGCATAAACAACCTAAGAAAGTTTATATGGAGTTTTTAGCTCCCAAAGGAACAAAAGGGCTCTACATCTCAAATTTAGCCGAATATGGTAGTGAACAAGAATTTTTATTACCACATAATACACGAATTAATGTTGAATCAATAAAGGAAAAGGAGGGTTACACACATGTCAAAGCACGGATCATTGTCTGATAAAGACAAGAAAATCAAAGCTTTTGCAGAAGCTAAAAAGAATCGCGAGCTTTCTGAAAAGTTTTTAAGTGAAACAGGTCGCAACACTAATGCGTTTATGATAGCGCGTTGGAATAGTGAAAGTGACCCAACATCTACAGAGTTTGATGACTTGAAAAAAGAATTTGAACAATGGAAGAATAACTATAATATCAACTAAGACAATATCAACTAAGACGGTAACCCCGTCTTTTTTAATGAAAGGATGTGTAGGAAAGCAGTAGAAAAATAATCTAGACGCTCATGATGCGTCTTTTTATTTGTCCTGAGTATGACGCTATAAAGTGCTTAATTTGAAGAAAGAACTTTAAGGTAGAAAACTTAAAGGGCAGGAGGTAAAAATGAAAGATTTAATGAAATTCCCACTAAACATTCAATTGTTTGGTGATGAGGCACCTAATGATACACAAGAAGGTAATGCGAACTTAAGTGGAGCAGAAAAGCCGAAAGTATTCACGCAAGCAGATATTGACCGTGCTGTTACTGCAGCAGTTAAAACACGTGATGAAAAACATAGCAAGGCATTAAAAGATGCGGTTGAAGCAGCAATTGCCGAGCAGAAACGTATGGCTGCGCTAACGGAAGAAGAACGCAAAGAAGAAGCGCGTAAGCTTGCGGATCAAGCCGTAGCGCAAAAACAAAAAGAATTGGATGAAAAGATTTTGCGTTTTGATGTTGGTGAGGTGCTTGTTAAGCGTGGATTAAATCCAGATTTACTTAGTTTTGTTTTAGGGAAAGATTTAGATGATTCAGTCGCTAAAATTGATACATTGACAGAAATCATCAATAAGCAGGTTGAGGCACAAATAAAAGCAGTTGTTACGAAACCTGGGGTTCCTACACGACCTAAAACTAAGACACTAACTAAGAAAGAAATCATGGATATTAAAGACAGTGAAGAGCGATTGCGACAAATTGCACTTCACCCAGAATTATTTAATTATGGAGGATAGAAAAATGAAACAAAAAATGAAGTTTCCATTGGACATTCAATTGTTCGCAGAAGATAACTTAATTAAAACCCCTAATATGGGTGTTGCACAGGATATTGACTTTGTGGAGCGCTTTAGTGCTTCGTTAATCAAACTTTCAGAAGCCTTAGGCGTTACACGTCCACTTCCTTTGAAACAGGGAAATAAGATTCAAACATATAAATTTATTGTGACAAAGCCAACAGGTGATGCTGCAAAAGGTATTGTTGCAGAAGGTGAAGATATTCCACTCACTCACGTTAAACGTGAAAAAGACAAAGAGTATACTGTTGATTTCCGTAAATACCGTAAAGCAGTTACGATGGAAGAAGTACAACGTGTGGGTTATGACGCTGCCGTTAATAAATCAGATAATCAAGTTCTTGGTTTAATGCAAAAGAACATCCGTACTGATTTCTTCGATTTCTTAGCAACGGCGCCAACAAAACTAAAAGCAGATTCTTTACAAGGTGCATTTGGTAAGGCATGGGGTAAAATCAATGCATTATTTGAGGATTATGGTGAGTTTCAAATTGTTCAATTTATTAATCCAGAAGATGCAGGAGAATACCTTGGTGAAGCTGCGATTGCCAATGGTGAATCCGTAGGCTTTGGATTAACGCTCCTTAAAGATTTCACAGGATCAGGAATTGTAATGACAAATGCGTCTGTGCCTCGTGGAAAGGTTTATGCAACTGCGGTTGACAATATCAATCTAATGTATATTGATGTGAATGGTGAAGCTAAAAAAGTCTTTGAAGGCAAACCAGTTGTTACGGATGAATTAGGTCTAATTGGACTTGTAAAAGAGGCAAATACGGTTAATGCTACGACAAGTTCAACGCTATTCAACGGAATTAAATTGTTCGCTGAAATTACTAATGGTGTAGTTGAGGTAACAATCGAAAAAACTGTAAAAGCAAATCCATCAGGGTCTGTTTAATTTTAGAGGTTAGATAATTATGGAAATGGTCCAAGAAATAAAGAAATACCTTCAAATCTTGGAACCAAATATCACGATTACTGACGTTCAAATTGAGATGATTTTAAATCGAATAAAGGTATATCTCAATAGATCAGATATACCTTTTATTTTGTCATCGACGATTGCTGAAATGATTATTGAGCAAGCAAAAATGAATCGTAAAAACGACGACGATACAATTTCTTCAATTTCAGATAATGGACAATCCATATCATTCAGTAATAAAGTTTTTCAGTCGATGATGTCACAAAAAGACGTAGATTTATTTGCATCACATACTTCTATCTTAAATCGCTTTCGAAAGGTAGGTGTCTTAGGTGTACATCCCTTCAAAAATGAATAGTTTGATGCGCAAGTATTTCTACGATAAGTCAGTTGAGTTTTACAAATACAAAAAAATTGGTTCAAGTGAAGGTGGTAGATCTAAAAAAGGCGAGAAGGTAGCTTTAGGAAGTATTCAATGTAATATACAGCCAACATCTAATAGATTGCTAAAAGAGACGTATGGTATTGATATTGATGCTAAATATGTCGTTACAAGTGGAGTTAGTGAACATGTTGAAAAAGGATGGCGTCTAAATTTTAAAGGAGAGGAAATGGAAGTCGTAGAGATTTTTTACTATGATTCCCATTTGATGATTTTATGTCAGTAATTAAAAACCTCGATAAATTAACCAAGAAGCTATCACGAACGCATGAACTTGTTCTTCAAGAAAGTAAAAAAGAAATTACTCGAAAGGCTTTGGCTATCCAAAAGGATGCAAAGCTCAACGCTCCATCAGCAGCAGGTGATTTGGTAAATTCAATCAAAAAAGAAGTAAGAGTCGAGGGTAACGAAATCGTCGGTCGGGTTTATACCAAAAATGACCATGCACTTTTTGTAGAGTTTGGCACGGGTCCAAAAGGTAAAGGATCAGCAACTATTGTGCCTAAAGGGGTTGTGCTGCAATATCGAGAAACGCCATGGTTTGTTAATGTTAAAGATTTTCCAGACTACAAGCGGTACAACCTAATAACTTACACGGTTGGCGAAGAAACGTTTGTCTTAATTCGAGGTCAGAAAGCGCAACAGTTTATGTCGCCAGCAGCCAAACGATACAGTGGTACAGTAGGAAAATCAGTAGGCACGGCAATATCTAAGCAAATTAGAAAGGAACTAATAAAATGAGAAAAGAATTCTATGAATGTCTATGTACGGTTTGTCAAAATGTATTTCAAGACTATCCAGATGAAAACACTTCATTTCCTTGCTTAATTTTTGACTTGGATTATACTGCTGCTTATTCCCTCAATAACATTGCATATTTTAAGCAATATGCTCGTGTAGAAATTTTCACAGAAACTTCTGAAGAACGAAGTGCCCTCGAGCTCCAGTTAATTGAAAAATTATTTGAATATGATTGGATTAATGTGAGCAATCGGAGTATTCCTGATGCTGAATATTACAGACAAAATCTTACTTTTGAAAGGAAAGTGTAATCGTGTGGAGAAGAGCGAGAATAATTAACGAAATAGAAGAAAGTAGAGAGGTGGTAAATATGGAAAAAGAAACCAAACGTACAATTGGTACAAAATTACTCTTAAAGAAATCAGGTAGTGAACAAGAAGACTTGGCTATTGGTGATTTAACAAACATTGGAGAAATCGGGTTAGAGTCTGAAGAAATTGATGTAACAACACATGATAGTGAAGGAGACTTTAAAGAATATATTGCAGGATCTAAAGATGGAGGCGAAGTTTCCGTTGAAGGATATCTATTCAATCAAGAAACTTTTGAAAAATTATTGGCTCTTGCGAATTCTCGAGAAGTTCGTGATTGGGAAGTTAAATACCCAAGTGGTGCAGTTTGGTCTTTTAAAGCATTCGTAAAATCTTTAAAAGATGGTGCAAAAGGTCTCGATGATGTATCAAGTTTTACTGCAAACTTACGTGTGTCTGGCGCACCAACATTTAAGAAATCTATTTAATGGAAAGAGGTAAGTATGACTAAAATTTTATTTAAATTCAATGCTTCAACAGTTGATTCAATTGAAAAACGTACTGGAGAATCAATCGGAAACGCATTGACCAATACAACAATTAGTAATATTGCAACATTCGTAGAACTTGCATCAGTTTCAGAGGAAGGAAAGGTTGGGATGTCTCGTTCATTAGCACTCAAGAGCATTGATGCTTATCTTGAAGAAGAAAATGATATGGACGATTTAGTTCTCGATATTACAGAACAGCTGGTTGCTGACGGTTTTTTATCGCGGGGTCTCTCAGTAGAGAAGATGAGAGCGTTGAAAGAATCGAAAGTTCAGGAGTTTGCGAAAGCAGTAGACAGAGAATTGAACAAATAATCTCTTATCGTTTCGGCGACCACTGGCGTGAGAATGAATCAAGTGCGATTGAGATAGGCTTAGACTTAAATTATTATTGGAGTTTAAACCCAAAACAGTTTCAAAAGCATGTTGATATTTTCAATAAGAAAGAATCAGAACGAATGATGTATGACGATAAACTTAATCATTTATTAGGTCAATACATTGTTCTTGCAATTCATGATCCAGGAAGTTATCCAAAGGATTCATTTTTATCTCAAGCGAACACGAGTTCAGATAGAATGAGTGATTATGAGATGGAAAAAATGGCCCGCCGAAACACAATTATGTTAGGAGGTGACATTGTACAATGACCATTGAAGAATTACAGATTTTAATTACTGCAAATACAAATGAATTACGCAAAGAGATTTCTCGTACGAATAACACTTTACAAAGTTTAGAACGAAAATCTTCGAAAACATCACGAGGTGTCGTGAGTGGTTTTCGATTCATGAAAACTGCTATCTTAGCGCTTGGAATTGGTAAACTTATTCAAAGTATTACTAATGGACTCGATGGTGCCATAGCGCGTGTTGATACAATGAATAACTTCCCACGAACGATGAGTAATCTTGGTATCAGTGCAAGTGATTCACAAATGGCAATTGACCGATTAAGTAACAAGCTTAAAGGCTTGCCAACAACACTTAATGATGCAGCACTTTCTGTTCAACGATTTACAAGTGCGAATGGAAATATTAAAGCATCAACTGAAATGTTTTTAGCAATGAATAATGCTATTCTAGCGGGTGGAGCGCCTATTGAGCTACAAAAGACCGCCTTAGAGCAATTATCTCAAGCCTATACAAAAGGGAAACCGGATATGCAAGAATGGCGTGCAGCGATGACTGCAATGCCTGCTCAATTAAAACAAGTTGCGATGGCCATGGGTTATGCTAGTGCTGATCAACTTGGAGAAAGCCTTCGTAACGGTAGTGTTTCGATGAATGAGTTTATGCTTACAATGATTCAATTAAACAAGCAAGGAATTAATGGTTTTCAGAGCTTTGAAGCACAAGCTCGAAACTCTACTGGAGGCATTGCGACCTCTATTGCAAATTTGAAAACTGCAATTACTCGTGGAATTGCAGATGTTATCAATACAATTGGCCAGGCAAATATTGCTGGCTTTTTTAATGCCATTACAAATGCAATCAATGCAACGATTCCATATATCTTAGCGTTTATTAAAGTAGTACAAATGGCGGTTGCATGGGTTGCTAAATTGTTTGGAAAGACAATTAAACAATCAAAGACACTTGGAAGTAATGTTCAAAGTGCAACAAGTTCTATGGGTGGTTTAAGTACCCAAGCAGGAAATGCTACAGGCGGTATCAATAAGGCTACTAAAGCTGCCAAAAAACTTAACAAAGAGATGAGTTCGCTTGCAGATTTTGATGGTGATCTTCACGTAATGAAACAAGACGTTGGAGACTCGGGTGATTCAGGCGGTTATGGTGGTGGCGCAAGCGCACCAAGCGTCGGCGGTGGAGGCGCAGTTGATTTATCAGGCCTTGACTTCGATTGGGATGAGCAAGCGGACAGTATTGATAAGGTTAATGAAAAAGTCGAACAACTTCTTGGTTTTGTAAAAGGAATTGGAGCTTTTGTAGAAAAGCATAAAGTTCCTGTAGTTTCTACCCTCGCTGCAGTAAGTGCAGGACTGGGTACATTAGGTTTAATTGCACTATATGGCAAATTTCAAAAAGTAGCCGAAACAGCTTCTAAAGTTGTTGGCTTATTTAAACTTTGGACAGGAGAAATGGGCTTGGTCAAAGGGACATTGGACTTGTTGGTAACAGCAATAGGACCAGCAACACTTATTATTGCAGGGATTGTTGCGGTTGTTGCTGCAGTTGCTGGTGCTTTAACGCAATTGTGGATGACAAACGAAGAGTTTAGAAACAAAGTCATAGCAGCGTGGGAAGGGCTTAAGGAAACTTTATCCTTATTTTACGACACAGTAATCGGACCTGTTTTTACGTCGTTTAAAGAGGCGCTAACGCTGATTTGGACGGATGGTGTTCAACCATTATGGGATGGTTGGGTTGAGTTTGTTCGTTCTATCTCAAGTGCACTCTTAGATTTTTGGAATGATGTTCTGAAAGATTACGTAGACTGGTTTATTAAAACCTTTGGACCGGTTCTTTCTAACGTTTTAGACATAGTTATGAAAGCATTCTCGTTTGCAATGTCTACAATTGGTCGACTTGTTGGAACAGTCTTTAAAAAAATTGGAGCACGTGTAGAAGGACTTGTCGGAGTATTTATAGGATTAATTACCTTTATTCGAGGTGTATTTACCGGTGATTGGAAAATGGCATGGAATGGCGTTGTTAAAATCTTTGATTCTATAACGACGGCTATCGGTAAGATTTGGGGTAATACTTGGGATTTTATCCTCAAGGTCTTTAACACGGGTGGTAAGGTTTTTGACGGAATTAAAGCAGGTATTGTAAATGCGTTCTCTGCAATCGTTAATGCACTGATTGGTGGAATTAACAAAATAATTGCACTACCATTCAACTCGATAAATGGCATTCTCAACGGAATCAAGAATATATCGATATTGGGTGCGAAACCATTTAGTGGTTTTTGGGATTACAATCCATTACCAGTACCGCAAATTCCAAAACTTCCAGCATATGAAAAAGGTACAAACTATGTACCGGAGACAGGGTATGCATTACTCCATAAAGGTGAGACTGTTGTACCTGCAAAACAAGGAGCTCCCTATCGTGAGAATGCGCAAGAAAATCTTGAAATTATTCAAATCCTTATGGAAATGAACATTCACTTACGTCGTATCTATGAAAAAGATACAGATATCTATATGGACTCGGTTAAACTGAATCAACAACTTAAAAAAGCGGAGTCAAAACAATTGAAAGCATTAGGAGTCGGATAGGAGGTGTGTCATGGCTACTAAAAAAGATTTAAGAATTGTTGTAGAAGGATACACTTTTCCTTCTCCATTAAGAGATACGTTCTCTGTTAAAAAAATGAAATATAATGCGTTTGCTGAACGAACTGCAAAGACGATGCGTATTGATCAATTGGGAGATGTATGGAGCGTTGAGTTTACGCTCCCATCACTTCCAGAAGCTGAATATAAAAAAATTGCCGATGCACTCGCTCCCTTTGTTGTAGAAATGGAATTTTACAATGTTCTTGAAGGAAAGCGCATGAAGACGAAATTCTATCATTCGGATTTAGAAGTTGTAAGAATTAGTCAAGATTTACACAGACCACTAAACATTAAGTTTACGGGAACTGAGGTGATTTGATGTGGCAAACATCGGAGGCCTATAAAAAACTTGCTAATGCACAAACACGTACACCGATTCCAATTGTACAAATCAATGGTATTGAAATTGACATCATTAGCTTAGAATTCAAGGAACCAAGAGAAACTTTTATTGGTGGTTTCGCTGCAAAATACATTGTTCTGCAAATTGATAGGGACGCATACTTGGGTGAATTGATAGGTGCAGAAATTGAACCTTTCATTCAATTTAAAGGTGACGAAACTAGAGTGCCAATTGGTAAGTTTTATGCAGATAAAGAAGATGTTGAATTTGACGAGGTTAAGAAAAAGTATACGATAACAGCTTATGATAAAACTATTTGTTTCGATAAGCGGTATGAACACTTAGAATGGCCAATGACAGGAGAAGTATTTTTGGCTGCAGTATGTAAAGCTGTCGGTGTAACTATGAATATTGAATGTATATCTAAAATATCGTATTATCTTAATCCAATTCAGGGTATTAATGTGAATGAAAAAGAAGTTATTTCTTATCGACAACTCATCAATGAATTTGCGCGCTTCAATTTTTGTTCAGCACATATTAACCGCCTAGGTGAATTAGAATTTAGAAGTGTCTTTATTAATAATTCAATTAGTGAAGTAATAACTGGCTATGACTATAATGACTTAAAAATAGACAAGTCAATTAAGCCTTTCAACTCATTAGTGTATGAACAGAAAGATATCAATGATCCAATTTTTAAAAAAGACGAAGTAAGTATTACAACGCATGGTTTAACAGAATTGAAAATTACAGATAATGTATTCATTGATTTCATGGATAAAGCAACGCAACAAAATTATGTTGATGAAATGTTCTCCAAAATATCAGGATTTATTTATCATAAGTTTGAAAGTAATTTAATCATGAGACCTGATTATGATTCCTGTGATGTTCTCGGGTATGAAGACTTAGATGGTTACTTATATCGAGTTGTTTTAACTGATATTTCATGGTCATGGATTGGTGGTGGAATGAAAGGAACGTTGAAGTGTCCTCAATTGCCTGAAACTGTGACGAAGTACGAATTGGCAGGAGAGCGCCAAGACTTGTTAAATATGAGCATTGATGTAGATAGAGTGAATAAAAAGATTACTTCACTTGCTCGAGAAACAGGGAAGATACAAGATCAGAATGATTATTTATCGGACCTCGTTGAAGACAATCAAACTAAAATCACACAGACTGCTGAAAGAATAGAGAGTGAAATTAGTTCGCGCATTGAAATGGGTGACAAAATTTTAGAAGAAACTCGAAGTGTATTTCAACAGCTTGAAAATCAGTACAACTTTGAAATAGTAAAAATCATCGATGGTTTAGATGAAATGAAGTCTTGGTTTCGTATCGATGAAAATGGTGCCATCATTGGAAAAAGTGGAAACCCTGTTTCCGTTCATATTGGCCATAATGTCATTGAGTTTATTGAAAATGGTGTAGCGGTTGCGGTTATGGATAATCAAAAATTACGGATTACTAGCGTTATTGCCTTAATGGATATTATTGTTGGGAATCATATTATTATGAAATACCCTCAATCAAAAACCATTACGATTATTAAACCGGTAGAAGGAGAGATGCAGTAATGGCATGGGTGAGAAAAGAAAATCGCGAAATACCAAATTCAGGTGGTGTTTATCTTGAGGTTTGGTATGAAGTAGGGAATCAAAGTATTGAATCGAACTTCACACCGATGCGTTGGGAAATTGGCTTGCGTTCAACTGGTTCGCGATGGAATGCGGACGCAAACTCAAGTCTTAGCCAAACGATTTATGGTGAGTCGTATTCAAGTTCCTTTGCCTATGATTTTAGAAGTACCGATTACATCGTATTAGATTCCTGGAGTTGGCGTAATGTTGGGCACAATGACAATGGAACCAAGACGGTCTATTATGATATTTCGGTTTCATTAGTCAATCCATTAGGGAATGGATCAGTAAGAGCTCAAGGTAGTGTTGTTTTAAAAACAATCCCACGTAAATCGAGTTTATCATCCTATCCAAGCGTCTACTCCATTGGAGATGTCCTGTCGCTTCGTATTGAAGCAAAACACAGTTCTTTTAGACATAACGTTTATGTAATGTATGAAAACAGTGATAGCAGTAACGATTATTGGTTACAGCAAAAAAACATCGGAGCCGGATTGTTGACGTTTAATGTTACAGAAAGTCAAAAAAATAGTTTACTGAATCGAATGCCAACTGTCTCAAGTCGCAAGATGTATCTGTGGCTTACAACCCTTAATGCAAGTGGCAATCGTATTGGCTATAACGTCTACACGATAACCGTCAATATTAAAGAAACGGATAATAAAATTACGGTATCAGGATTTCAACTCAGCGAAGCCAACGCCTTAGTGAAAAATGGATTCCTGCAACACAATTCGCAAATCCGTTATGCGTATAAACCGAATGCACCAACAGGAACAAGTATTAAATCGACTGCAATTCAAATTGAAGGGAAAAACTACTCAAATACCGGTGGTGTTACCAGTGTTCTCTTGAAAGCAGGGTTAAAGCAGAAAGCAATTATAACGGTTGAAACCAAACGAAACCGTAAGGCAAGCTTTGAGTATCTGTATGATGTAAAACCCTATACATATCCAAGTGTTCAGAATTTAACGCAAACCCGTACCGATTCGGTTGGAAACCCTGCAACACTGGGAACCTACATTCATATTAAAGGTGCACTGAAATTTACCCAACTTGGTTACAATAAACTTCGTGTACGCATTCTTAAAAATAGTGTTTCACATGCAGAAAACACCTATACCCAAAATGGATCACTTGACCGATTGTTGAGTGGTTTTTTAGTGCACGAACAATACGCCTTAACCGTTGAACTTTTTGATGGCTTAAAAACAGTAACCTATCCGCTGTTTATTCCAACATCAAATGTCACGATGAGTTGGAATGAAACAAGTGTTGGGATTGGAATGGTGGTGAATGAATCTGACAAAGACTTGTTACGTGTTAAAGGGAATATTTATCAACGTGAGTCGGTACAGGTTCTCGATACAGAAACAGGTCGAAGACGATATCCAATCGGTGTCGGTGTGATAAATTTCAACGACTACTATAACGATGGAGACTATCTTATCAGTTCGAATGCCAATGCATCTAAGTCATACAACGCACCGTGTCCTTATGCAGGAATTTTTAGAGTCCGTACATTAAGAGCCGGGCAGTATCCAAATAAAAATGAACCCTGGATGTATGTAATGCAAAACTATCTAGATTTAAATGGCGTTGAATACCAACGCTCTATGATGACGGACGGTAATGGTGTTTGGAACTACGGTAAATGGCGCGCAGTGTTATCCGTTGAAGATGAAAAACTTAATGGTGATGGAGGTTATGTTAAACATCAAAGCGGTCGTTTAGAAGTATGGGGCCGGGTAAGAATCGATATCCAAGCAAAAAATCGAGGCTCAGCAGTTGTACGTTTTCCAATCTCATTTATCGATACAAAGTATACGGTAATCACTTCAGTAAATACGACTGCACCGGATGTTCAAGAACACGTTTCATTTGAACCTGATAGTTCGTCCCAAATGACCTTATATACATATCGCACGACATCAAACTGGATTTGGGCCCATTACCACGTAATTGGCCGTTGGAAATAGGAGGGAGTTATAATGTTGAACCTAATTAATCAAAAAATTAAAGCACTTGAAGTGGAACGCAGTCAATATGATTATTCACAAGATGAAATTATTGTGGAACGCAAAGAACGTGAACACCAACAAGCTTTAAACAAAATGCTTGAAAAGAAAGCACCTTATGATCGTATTACCGAAGAAATTAAACGTCTTGATTCGATTAAGGCGTATCTTGAACAACTTTCAAATGATAAAGGAGTGAAATCACATGAGTGAATTTCTAAATGAATTACTAAATCTTTTGCGTCCAACAATCATGACGGGTGTAACCATCATTCTTGGATTTCTTGGCATGAAAATTAAAAACTACTATAATGTAAAAATATCATTTGAGCAACAAAAACAAATTGCGAATATTGCGAAAGCAGCAGTCATGTTTGTGGAACAAGTGGCGGGAGAACATTTGTTGTCGGATGATAAATTAAGCATGGCAAAACATCGTGCAAAAGTGACCCTCAATCAAGTCGGTATTGATATTACCGATGAGGAACTGACGATGTGGATTGAAGCCTTTGTCGGAGGTTTAAATCATAAAGACGCCTTGCAAATTAATGAAGGAGGTCATCATGATATCATTTAAAATACGAACCACAGGGAGTGATTTACATCGTCTTCCCGAATACAATTCCTACGCAAATGGCACCATGAACCCTTACCATGACGAATTTGCACCGTTAAGTGTACAAGGGACCATGAGTGGTTTAAAGAACAAATATGCGCTTGGAAATTGTACCTGGTATGCTTTTGGACGTATGCTTGAAGTTTTTAAAATTCGTCCAGACTATCCATGGTGCCGATGGGATGCAAAACGATGGGGGGACGGGGATGGTGCAGTCCTCAGTGATAAACCTGAAGTAGGGGGTGTGGTTGTTTTTGGACTACCGGGTGATCCTGATGACTATGGCCATGTTGCTTTTATCGAAAATATAGAAAATGGACGTGCATACTTATCGGAGTCCGCTTACAGTGAACGAACCAATGGATTCTTATTCAAATATGGACGTACCATTCAGGATGTGGAACATCAATGGGGTATGAAAGTCATTCGTTACCTTGCCCCCCTTAAACCTGCAACATCTTATGAAGCACCGGTACCAAGTAAGAGCACTAAAGGAAAATATATTAACCTATTACCGCTCAAAGATTATCCACGATATGGGACCTATGACATGGGTATGGTGCCGGTTGCTAAGAATATCAGCCACTACATTGAAGTGATGGAACTTGAACCCAAAACAGGGATTTCCTATGAGATTGTAGACTGGATCAATCCACAGGTAGCATGCATTGAAACACGTGATTTTGGGAAACAACAAATCTTTGTGGATTCAACACGTGCGACGGTAACGGATAAACCTGTGGGGCGTATCTATGGAAAGAACTCAAGCAAAGTCACAGATTACACAGGGCAAACCCTTGTCATTCATGACTACGCAGGATACGTGCCGCTTTATAACGAAGACTTTACATATCAATATCCTGATGGATTAAATCCTCGTAATCGTGAGTTCAAAATCTTGCGTCAAATCGCGGATGGACACTATATCGTCAACATCCCTTATGCTGATCCGCAAATTGTAGGAATTAAGTGGCAATCAGGAATTGGATTTAAAGGATAGATTATGAGCAATACAGAATTTATTGGATTACTCTTTCTAGTTGGAATGCCAACAATCGTATCAATCTTTAAGCTCTCCGTATCGATTGCGAAGTTTACGGTATCCGTAGACAACTTACTTGAATGGCAAAAGTCCAAAGATGATAAAGATGTTGAGCAGGACCGTAGACTGAATGAGCACGAAGGCCGTTTGGAAAAGATTGAACGTACAAACTTTATTAAAGATAGAATATAGAAAAAAAGACCACTCTCATTTTTTTAGAGTGGTCTTAACTTTTTGTTATTTTAAGTATTTAGATGTTTGTTTTGCTTTGATTAGAGCTGAGTTAACTTTTACAATTTTCTTTCCTTCGAATATGAGTGTTGATTGGAAACCATGATCATAATCAACTGTTAGGAAGTTTTGGTTTATTTGTTTTCTTTTTGGCATAGCAAGCGAGAAAACACCAAATGCCAGCATTCGTGTAGCACTAATTCTGCTCAGTATTTGCGATTGAGTTTCAATGGCTGTAGCAGTGATGTTTTCTATAGGTATAAACTCATTACCGTATCTTAGTCCTTTTGAGGTGACGATAATAGGAACATTCTTTTCCTTATTAATAGTACCACCACCTAAGTACCGCAGACTTGTCATTGCATAAGGTATTTCTCGTGCATCTGGCTCTACGTGTTTTTTCTTTGGTTTATCGCGCTTAGCGACTTTGTCACTAGGTTTATCATTTCGAGCTATCCAAACATACGCGGTTGATCCCATACAAATAATACCGAAAATAGCTGCCAATGTTTCACTTTGACCTAGAATTCCATAGAGAATGGAAGCTCCAACCCATATAATCATGGTAGCAATTAAACGTTCTTTATTACTGTTTGATTTCCACAT